CTCTGAAGGCATTAACCTAGCCTTCTGTAGGTCTCTGGAAATCCAGGGTCCGATCCCGCAGCAATGCGAGAAATACCAACGATTCCATCGTTGAGGTCCAAATCACTGTGAGCAAACCTTACTTCAAGGAAAGCTTCGGCAGCACGGTTTACACCGTGACAACTGCCAACGAGGCTAATCCGACGCCTTCAACGTTCCGCCAGCTTCTCAGCTGGTCTCGAACCGCGAATGGCATTACCAACCCTATCTGGCGGGATCAAGTTGCGCGAAAGCACAACGCGACCACCAACTTCACTGCGCGCGGCCTGACGGTCGAGCACAGTGATGGGATAGTTGAAGTAAAGGGCTACGTCAATGGAGTGCAGACGCCTCTAAATCAGCGCTACGCGCTGAAGAAGGGGTGGCTTGTATTCTCCGACGGCCGTGGTAATCTTGCTTCCAGTGTAATGGACGGAGGGGCTGAATCGATAGCCTCCAGCCGATTTTACTCCGACTTGGCCGGACAACTCAAAGCCCTTGAAGGCGGCGAGCTGCTCGGCGAGTTAGGGAGGACGGCAAAGACCATCATGAACCATGGTCGATCCCTCAGGGATCTACTGCTGGGGCCGTGGAAGCGCAACATGCGCCGCCTACGCAACACCAGTGCACGTCAACGTGCTGCCATGGTTAGTTCAGCCTATCTCGAATGGAAGTTTGGCTGGGACCCCCTTGTCAAGGACATACAGTCTCTGATCGGTGGACTGGAGTACGATTATTTCGACTTCATTCCGTTTTCCGTTTCAGGGACTCGCGACTTTGGCAAGACGTCTTCAGTCTCAACTGGATCGATGGGGCAAGGTCTCTACGACATAGTAGAGAAAACCTCGCACTCGTCGACCGTTCGCTATAAAGGCGACTTTAGAGTCTATCGGGCAGGATTAGGGGCGCTTGTGGGGAGGGTCGGACTTTCTCCGACCAACTTTCTCCCAACGCTATATAACCTTCTGCCGTGGACGTACATGATTGACTATTTCACCAACCTTGGTGACATAGTTCAGGCGCTGGCTATCCCAAACGTGGACACACATGTCGCATGGTGCGCCCGCACCGTCCGTAACAGGACGATAACGGAGCACTATGCCGGCGGAAACTTCCGCCAGGCGAGCGGCATTGTGTCTGACGCTGGGTACCCCATCGTCGTGCCATCGAAGACTGTCTGGACCAATACGTACGTCGCAAGAACGTCTGCGCTGCCCTCTCGCCTGCCCGGTCTAAGGCTTAAAGGCCTAGACTTCTCCCGTGAGGGAGACAGGTGGAAGGGGCTAAACATCGCAGCCGTTTTGGCTTCACGTACGTGGGGTGGACAGTTAGTCCGCGGATTAGTCACGACTGGTTAACGTGATTAAACGCTTCACCATCTAGGGGGATAGACCCCCAAAGGAGCTTCCATGCTCACTGTGCCTGCGCTCATCAACCAGGCCGTCGCTGCGGTGACGGGTTTTACGACCCCGACCTTCACGACAACCGCGTCCTCCACGACCTTCCCGAACGGGAAGGGATACGTGGTCACGGCGCGCGGCGGCACCCAGCCTGGTGGCAATACGGACGTGCATTCGGCCTCGCGGCCTTTCTCGTTCCTTGCTACCAAGCCTGCCGTCATTCGAGTCCTCCCTCCGCTCAACGCGGCGGGCGCTCTCCCCGACGTTCCGGTCAATGTCTACACGCTCTCTGTCCGCAAGGGCCTCACGGTCCTCGCTGGTCAGCCGAGCGTCCCTGGATACACGAAGTTCAGCATCGGCATTCCTGCCGGCGCTGACGTCGCAGACCCGAACGGCGTCGCTGCCATGCTCATGGCGTCGGCGATGGCTCTCGCGCAGATGGCGCAGGGCCTCATCGACACCGGGAACACAGGCGAAATCTAACTACTAAGGAGTTGATGATGAAACGTCGTGACCCGAAAAAGGGCGCACTCAAGGTTGAAAAGATCACCTGCGAAGGTGACACCTCGACTGCGTTTTACCATTGCTTCGATAGAGTCAGAGGCGAAAACCACCTCAAGTCAGCCATCCGTCAGTACTGCAAGCAGCGGAACAAAACGCCGTTTCAGGCCGTCGACGAGCTCCTTCACGCGTTCTCCCTCGTCATGCTTGACGAGGATACGAGTGAACGGGCGCTCGCCTGGGTCATAGAAACGCGCCGTGCCCTTGCTATAAGGGAGAGGGCCTTTTGGCCCGACCCTGCATCTGCCGACGGTGACATATGAGTGTGGCGGGAGTTAAACCGTCTCTAGCGGAGGAATTCCGTGAGGACGCTCTTCTCCAAGCTCTCGAAACCGATATCGGAGTTGGTTCCGGGTATGACACCCTGGATCCAACTACTGATCCTCCTTGCGCGCCAACTGTCCACGCTATTAAGCTTCTTCGTTCGTCACTCTTCAAAAAGTGGCAGGCGACGTCGCCCAAAGCGGAAGACAAAGCGCTCTTAACTTTCCTCGAGGCTAACTACCTCGCTGGGCAGTGGGAGGTCCCTACCGCATGGAGCGGGCTGTCATCAGACAAGCACGCTCGAATGTTCAATCGCTTGAAACGCGAGCTGGACGTCTTTCTTCATGACGGTGCGGAACTTCTCGTGAACTCCTATTCGGACATCCTGTCCGAGGGCTACACGGGACCAGGCTCGTCAATCGGTGCTTCCGGACAAAGCTTTTACGCTAAGTTCGGGAGTTCCTTGTTGACGGCCACATCGGTGGACCTGTACTATATGTACCGGGCCTACGCATCATTGAACCCTTCCTGGGATGACGCCGAAAGCGTCAGAGAATCCCAATGCGGGTGTGTGAGCGTAGTCGATGCTTCAGTCGTTTCTTTTGCACCGAAAAACGTCGACACAGCTCGGCTAATCTGTACTGAGCCGTCCTTAAACATGTACTACCAACTGGGGCTGAAGACCATCCTCGAAGCGAGGATGGCCAAGCTCTGGGGAGTGCATATGGACGACCAGCCGGAAATAAACCGAGAACTCGCGCGCCGCGGCAGTCTTGATGGCTCCCTAGCCACCCTTGATCTGTCCTCGGCATCTGACCTGATCTCTTACAACCTCTGTCGCGCCGTAATGCCTGAATGGTTTATTGCCATTCTGGATAAGTTACGGTGTCGTACGGTCGAAGTGCGAGACTACGGGCTACGCGTGGATCTTGGCATGTTGTCAACCATGGGGAATGGTTTCACTTTCCCTGTGATGACGATGCTGCTATCCTGTGTCATTCGCGCCGTGTACCACGAGCTAGGGGTCCCGATTCAGGACACCCGACGCTTTAGTGCTCTTCACGGTCGATCGGTCAACGTCCCAGGAAACTGGGCCGTTTTTGGTGACGATCTAATCGTGCGCAGTGATGTGTACGATGAGGTGGTTGCCTTCCTTCATGCCCTTGGGCTGAAGGTGAACGAGGCGAAGTCCTTTAATTCAGGACCGTTCCGCGAGTCTTGCGGCCACGATTATCATCGTGGCCTTAATATCCGCGGCGTCTATCTCAAATGGATGACGTCGCCGCAAGACCTTGCGGTCGCCATAAACCTCTTTAACGAATGGACGCAGAGAGTGGGAATTCCACTTAGAAGCACCGTCGCGTATTTGTTTAGGCTGTTTGACCGAATCGGACAGCCTGTCAGATACGTGCCGTACGCGGACCCGCAGGACGCGGGAATCCGAGTTCCGTTTGCTATAGCTCGAAGTCGTATGTCTATACGACGCCCGGGCCGTCGGTGGTTGTACAAGGTGTGCTACAAAGCATACCGAGCACGACCGCTTCAGGTCCGGATAGAGGAGGGCGTGGTTCACACGCCTCGAGGTCACAAGAGACTAATCTACAACGCTTCATCTGCGTTGCTTAGTTTCCTCCGTGGCGAAGTTAGGGACGGGCGGATTTCCATCAGGCAGACTGAAAATGGAAGTTTGTACCGTACGCAGTGGCGCGTGACCCCGAACTGGGATTACATGCCACCGTCATACTGGGTTAACCCCCGGTCTGACTGGCCGCGCTTTGACAGCGCGGTTCACGAAAACCTCTCTGAGGTCTAGTGAATCCGTGAGGTAG